CAACCCGCTGTCCAATACCGCCGCCCGACCGGTCAGCTCCAACTCCACATCCTCCCGGGGGATATACTTTCCCTGGGCAACGGCCAGGTCATGTTCGGCTTTGGCGGCCTGGGCAACCGTCTTGCGGATCTCGGCATCGAGCTTTTTTCTTTGTCTGCTCTCCAACTCCTCATCGATCTTTTTGCCGGTCTCTTTCCGCTTCAAAAAATCTTTGGCGTAAGCGTCAACCGCCTTAGTCTCATACTCCCCGGATTTGTTTGGTGAAAGCCTTCCCTTGCCGCAATCAGCATAAAGCTTACTCTTCGATACCTTCCAGCCTTCCGCTTCAAGGTAAGCCAACACATCGAGTTTGGTGGCAAAGTCACTCACCCGCTTATCCCTCGTAAATAAAGTTTTCGCCCGTTATAATATCGGCGGGATGATTCCGTAAGTAGTCCCACACGGAACCGGTCCTAAAAACCAAATCCGATATCCGGCTGAACACTTTCCAATGCTGTTGTCGCCATAGATCATAAGGCTCGATAATCCCCAGTTCATCGGCGGCATTATGGATGCATGCCCCGCTCTGAGTGAGAAGTTTTCCCAACTCCAATAGCTCCGGAGCAAGCTGGGATCGGATTACTTCACTCTTAGACGGTGCGGCAGGGCGTGAGGGTTGTTTTATGGTCATTACCGGGGGGAGGCCCTTCTCGATCCAACTCCTTATATCGATACCCCTTTGTATCGCCTCGCCGGGATCCTTGCCGTCAGGGACCGGATAACGGTCACAGTTTTCAAAATTCTTACTCCACCATTCGATGTTGCGGAGACTGTTTCCTTTCTTTCTGTTTTCCATTTCATAATCGAGCGCGTTTAGGACCTGTAAACTCAAGCGGAGCTTTTCCGTGGCATAAACATCCGGCTTGGTCGCAACGGAGCCCACCGCCACCGCCCCCACCAAATCTCCTGCCGCCTGAACGATAGCCATCGCATCCAACTCCGCTTCAACCACCACAAACGCCTTCCTCTCCGGTTCCAGCACCATCGTCTTTCCGGTGGATCCGGGAATGATGTAATATTTCATTCCGCCGTCCGCTTTCCTCCGAATACGGAGCCGGTGTATTTGACCGTCGGCAATATAGGGGATGACCAACCCCCTGGGGAGCCATAGCCTTCTGGGCTTGCCGTCGTTTTTTAGTTCCTCCGGCAGACCCCAGGCTTTACGGGGCCGGTATAAGTCCTTTACGTCGCCGTTCTTTTTCGTTTCACCGGGGTTCCAACCCAGCTTGTACTTTCGGACCGTAGCAACGTTTATTCCACGAGATTCCAACCAGTTTAATGTCTCGTTGCATTTCAGCAGCTGCTCATGTGCCCACTCGACAAAGGCGGTGGCTTTTTCTTGCCACAAGGTAGCGGGTGCTGCATATCGCTGGGGTGTCCAGTTTTCTTGTTGCTTTTGGGGAAGGCGGGGTAACGGGGCCGGTCGATGATAGTGCTTGCCTTGTACTCCGAGATATTGACAGGCCTCTTGGTAAGAAGCACCGGTAAGCTCTCTTACCAACTTGACATTATCACCCCCTTTATCACATTGCCGACACCAGTACTGCCCCTTGCCATTCTCCTTGACCGGATTAACAATAAACCGGTCATCTCCACCACACCAAGGACAAGGGGAATGATACTCTCCGCCGTAGGCATTGGATGCCTTATGGGTCTCAATCCCTCGCTCCGCTAATAATCCCTGTATTACGCTGATCATAGTTGTCCCAAGTGGTCTAACGATACAATTTCATTGGTTTGGCCCAACCCTGCGCCCTTTACCCCTCGTTTTGTGGTGGATTAACAATAAATCGATCCCCCCCCTACATTCCGGGCAGGGGCCGCGATGCTCCCCACCATCCCTGGACGAAACCCTTCTCATGGAGATGCCCCGGTCCGTCAACAAGTCCAAGACGTTCATTGCCATTTAATCCTCTTTCGGGCTGTCCAGCGAAGCTTGCCGTAGCCCAATCCCCTGATACACGATAATTCCATTACTCTTTCTTTTGGTAAACTTGGCCTTCATCCGTTTGCCGAAAAAATGCTGAGAGGGAACCTTTTTGCTCACATTCGATTCGTACCATTCGGAATATTCATCGTAGAGCTCTTTTGAGGTTGCCGTTTTATAAGGATCGACGACACAGCGGTCCTCGATGAACTCCCCCAGTAAATCCCCTTCTCTTTGATATTCCATGGTGGCTTTCATAACCTTCTCCGGTGGATTCAATCCTTGCTCCCGATACTCCAGATGCCCCCGGACCAACCAGGCCAGTATCGCCGGACCCTTTTTCTTCAGCTTCTCTGCCAATCCCTTGATAGATAATCGCTCATAGGGCTCTTTCGGATCGGAAACGAAGGAGATGGGGAACTCGACCAACCGCACCCGTTTCCAGAAAGCCAGATCGTTATCCGGGGCCCGGGGCTTGTCGTTGGTTAACAAGATAAGGAGATGGGAAGGTTTGAAGTGGGTCTGATATTTATCATGGGGGTTTCGGGCGCTCAACCAGTCCCCACCGGACAATAACTTCACCTGGGCGGAGGAGAAGGAGGAGCGTTCATCCGTCTCGGAAGCGACAGCGATCCTTAATCCTTTTAAGGCCATAATATCCGGGGCGGGACCGGAGGAGTTCTTACCATAGGGCTGGGATAACAGCATTTCACTGCGTATGGGTGCGGCCAACGGCCCCAGGACATGGCTGATCACATCGATGAGCAGGCTTTTTCCGTTCCGGCCCCGCCCCTGAAAGACGGGAAAGATATGCTCTTCGGTACTGCCGCTGATTCCATAACCGAACAATCGTCTAACAAAACTGATGTTATCCCTGTCATTGTTTAAAATCTGCTCCACCGTCTGATCCCACTCCGGGTCTACTTCATCGATCCCCTTATATTCGACCGGACAGGCCAGACTGATATAATCTTCTGGCCTGCCGTCACGGAATTTACCTGTCTTGAGATCGATAACCCCGTTCTGGCAGGCCAGCAAAAACGGATGAGTGTCGAACTTATTCCCATCGACCGTTAATTTAATCTCCGGGTTTCGGACCCGCTTGGCAAACTTGATACAATTCTCCACTCCACGATTGGAGCGGAGCTTAACGGCCCGTTTTCTCAATGATTCTTGTATTCGCTGCAACTTCTTTTGTTCCATCGAATCGCTTGATTCTTTGATCCTCTCCCATAAGCTGTCGGCTTCTTCCTCATAACAGCGGGCGACATCTTCCACCGCGTCTTCATGGGCATTGTCTTTGTCCAGTTTCCAGTAGTGGCCCCCCCATTCCAACATCTCGCCGGTATTGTTGTTGTAAACAAATTTGTCCTTATTCAAATAACAATAGAGAATCCCGTCACCTCGCTCGCTCTGATCCAGGCAGCTTATGATAAATCCCGGGGGGAACGGTTTGGACTGATCTTCATCCTCAGCCATGGCCCTGGCTTCTTTTTCTACCCGATCTCGAACCTGCTTACTCATATCATGCATCGGTTACCCTCACAAAAGATGGTTTGGTTACCCCGAAACAATCCAAAGGACCTTTCGGGACATTTTAGGGAATGGAAAGGGATATTATTCCTAAAAAAATCATCGACGGTTTCTCTCCCTCTTTTTTTCTTTTATTCTTCTTTATCTATTTCTTTTTATTATTATTTCTTTTATTTATATATTTATTATTTATATATGGTATAGGGATATTAGGGAGTATATATATATACCTAATAATTAGGATTATTAGAGTAAAACGTATAAAGTAGATAGCGAAAAAACTCCTGAAGGCCCCTGGTTATATTGAATGCCTTACCGGTAAAGGGATAAGGCGGGGAACATAGGGAAAAAAACCGTTCCCTAAAGCTCCTCTATGCTCCCCTATAATCATCCTCCTTTCGCATGAGTCTGTTTTCCGGGTTTGTCAGTTGTTTGAGGCAAGCCTCTCCTGCTCTTGGTAACACTTAATGCCGCCCTGGACAAGCCAGGCAAGAATCCCTTTTTTATCTTTACGGAGGTCGTTGAGTAATTTCTCCGCTTCCTCTTTCGGCAATTCATCATCCAGTTTTGTCCGGACGCCTTGTTTTTTAGCTTCGACTTTTGCTTTTTTAAATATGGCGTTCATTGATTCTTTTTCCATGCCGGTCGTTTCACTTAATACTTGGGTCAGAATCTCTTGATAAGTCATAGCTTCATTCTCCTTTCTTGGTTGATATTCGATACACAGTCGACGGGACGATGGCGAACGCCTTGGCTATTACCGCCATCGATACGCCCTGAATGTGTAAATAGCGGATCGCCTTACGGTCCCTCTCCGATAATTTCTCCCGGTCGGAACCGGTACCGACAAACCGCCTTTCGCAATTCTTACACTGGTATACTTGTTTACCGTGCTTGCGCCCGTTTTTTACTACTTTCACCGATTTACAGCGGGAGCAGGTGACTATCATAGGATTTGCTCCTCCGGATCTCCGGTGATTTGTTGCAATATCTTTACTCCCACCTCTTTCTTGGTTGCCAAAACTTATCCCTCCTTATGCAATAGATTATTGAAATTCCATTTTTCCACTAATTTCTGGACAATAAACGCACCTGCAAACTGTGGTTCTTTCACCCGTGTCCGTTTTATCCCCAGGAAGGACCCGTGAAAATGTAGACCTTGTTACACCTTTGGTTTGTATTTGTTTGGGGGGAGAGGGGGAAAGGGCCGAGAGAAAAAAAAGAAGAGGGCGATTGCCCGAGTATTCGTTTGTTTTCAGCAACATAATAAAAGGAAAGGATAAAGAGAAAAGGTCGCACATAGGTAACGAGGGAACTGGGGAGACAGCGCGGTTAAGGACGTGCTTTCTGTTTGTATTATCTCTTGTTCCCTCGTTACCCATGTGCCCTTCTTTTATCAATGACAGTCCAGGCCGTTTCCGGAAGACTGTGCTTTGCTGTAGTCGTTTACAAAGAATTTCCGTAGGTGGCAGTCATACTCAAAATCACAAGAAGCATGGCAACACGCAAGTTGGCATTCCTCTATTGATTTGAATATCTCACAGGCAACACATCCCTCTTGTTTGTGTTCCCAATCATATATCCCGTTCTCTTCCGCGAATTGTTCGCAGATGTGTAGACTCATCGTTATTTCTGACGTGTAAGGTTTAGGGAGAGTTGTTTGTCTTTGCCAAGGGCAAGTGCCCTCGTTCGATTGTCATGTTCCATCGCTTCCTTGGTACCACCAAGGTCCTGATGATGGAGGATAAAGGTTGCTAAACATTGGCCACAGAAATGTGGCGAATTATTGTAGGCAAATATGAATTGTTTCGTTTCCTGGTGAGTCAACAACCGGGTCCAGATCGTAGTGTTAGAACAATAGGGGCAGGAGACGGTTGGATTCCTCGACCATACCTCCCGTCGCCCATTAATTTTTACTACCTTAGTCTCTGTATCCTGCGGAAACTTGAGCATATCTTAATGCTTTTTCCTTACTTCAAAATTGAATGATTTCTTTTCTTGATTAACATTCATTGTCAAAACCTTTTTTTCTTCTTCCATTATGGTCTGGACAGAATCAGCCAGGCGAGCGCCGCCTGGAGCGGGACCTGCCCGTCACCCGCCGCCGACACGCGGTCCACCCGAGAGGCCATCCCATCCACCACTCGCAAAACGCCGAGGTCAGGCGGTGACCAGTGGAATGCACCAGTGTATCCCGCAGCGGCTTGGATCGTGACCGCCTCTGCTTCTGATAGCCCTCCCTGCTGTAGGGCGATTTGTAATCGGATGCGCATAGAGTCGGCAGGGTCTTGAGGGTATGGGACAATCTCGGTGATCCGTTCTTGTGCCTGGCTCCCGGGCTGTCGCCGCGCTTGGCATCCCCTTTCATCAATGTCGGCAATGTTCTCAGCTTGGTCGCCAATCCGTCGCCGGCTTTCGTGGTTATCCCTTTCCGATTGTAGTTTCCGTAAACCGTCAAGGTTGGCAGCAAGGAGCCACCAGCGATTCCGCTTGTGCGGAGCTCCGACGTCAGTCGCTTTAAGGGTTCCGTCACGCCAGGAATATCCCTTCTCCACCAAAGTCGCAATAATTTCTCTTCGTCCTCGGGTCCGGATATGGGGACTGTTTTCGAGGAAAACGAGTCCGGGGTGAATAACGTCAATTGCTCGAAAGACTTCCCAGACGAGACTGGATTTTTGCCCTGCGATTCCCTTTCCCGATCCGGCGCTTGAAATATCCTGGCAAGGAAATCCTGCTGCCAGGCAATCCACGCGTCCCGCCCAGGGTTCGAAATCGAAGCTCCGGACGTCGGCGCAATGGATGGCGAGTTCGGGAAACCATCCTTCGCTTTTTCGTTCTCTGAGAATGTTGCAGCGGTATTCATTTTCCTCTATCGCCAGTATTGATTGATGACCAAGTATCTCCGATGCCAGTATTCCCCCTCCGCCACCGGCGAATAAGTGTCCGGTTGTTATTGACATTCATTCACACACTCCCAACTCTGCATAAGCACAAAGTTTTTCTTCGCCAAACAAAGGCACTGGTGACATTTGAGGATCAGATTTTTTCGCCCAATGGATCTGATCTGTGATTGCCCATATTTTTCCCGGACGCCTGGGCGGGAAATATGCCCCTCCAACTTCTTTTTCCCATTTCTGTATTTCATGAATACGCTCCGGGTAATGCCTATCCAGTAATAGAAGCTCCAGTCGCCCGGCATTAAAACAGGGGAAACAACCGACTCTCTTAAAACCTTTCTTGTACATGGGATTAATTTCAATCCCATATTTCTTGTGTATCGCGAACACCTGTTTCGCTGTCCAGTCAATAATGGGATTCCACATCTCGCAACCATGATGATCCGAATACTCCCATTCTTTTCTGTCTTTTCTTGCGTGGGATTCATCCCGCCTTATTCCGGTAATAACAACAGGGTCTTCAAATCCCTGCTCTACAAGCCAGGACAGGAACGGTTTCAGTTTCAACCAGACGGTACAAAACCGCTTAATGCCGCAGGGAAATATTTTTTGCTTCTTAGCAAGGGACAGAAAATTATATTCACCTTGAACTTTGATAATCGGGGAATGGCCCCAGCTCTTCAAAAGTTCTGAAATATAGTTAATGTATTGGTACGTATCGGGCGATTCGTTGCCGGTATCGCAGAACACGACAGACAAATCAAATCCCAGCTCTACAACAAGATATATCAGGGTGGCAGTACTGTCCTTGCCCCCGCTATAACTGAGGATGAAATTTTTATTGTTCGTCATTCTCTGTGTTGCCCTCTGTGGTTCAATCAATCCTCGCCGCTTTCGGCTTGAG